AATTCGGAAATGCTCTGGAATATGACAAGGTCATTGTTCTGGAGGATAGGAATTGCCCTATGGACGAAAACTCTGTCCTTTTCGTGGACAAAGCCCTCGCTTTTGACCGGTCAGGGAACCCACTTCCTGATTACATCGTCAAGAAGGTGGCAAGGTCTTTGAACGGTGTGTCCTATGCAATCAGCAAGGTGTCCGTATCATGATCCACATGAAAGTTTCCGGGCTTGAGGAAACCATCCAACATGTGGATCGAGTTCACCGTTCTCTGATCAGCAAGCAAAAACAGATGCTTGAAAAACTCGCCGCCATTGGCGTTGAAACGGCGTCTATCAAGTTTATTTCCGCTCAGTATGATGGCTTCAACGATGTGAAGGTATCTGAACCAGAGTGGATAGATGAAAACAAATTGCAGATTGTTGCATCCGGACAGGCGGTCGGGTTCATTGAATTCGGAACCGGCGTCCACTATGCTGAACGCCATCCGAAAGCGGACGAGTTTGGTGCGATCCGTGGCGGGTATGGACAACATAAAGGTTTGAAAAATTCTTGGGGCTATTACGGTGATCCGGGAACAAACGGAAAAGAAGTGGCCAAAAAGAACGGACAAGTGGTGGTCATTACCAACGGAAATCCGCCTGCAAGGGCTATGTATGATGCGGGTAAGGAAATGCGAAGCCGAATTTTGGAAATTGCAAAGGAGGTGTATGGAGATGATTGATGTTGAAAATCAGATATTCACCACACTTGCGGAAATGCTCCGGACGGCATATCCGGATATAAATGTGCAAGGGACTGTAACCTATACACCGTCTGTTTTTCCTACGGTTTGCATCGAGGAAGCAGATAACACCGCTTATCAAAGGACCCGAGACACAGGAAGTAATGAAAACAGTGTGGAAGTTATGTACGAAGTCAACGTGTATTCCAACCTTTCGGCAGGGGCTAAGACGCAGTGCAAAAACATTTTTTCCACCATCGACCGTGTGATGGACGAACTCGGTTTTACAAGAACGGGAAAAACATCAGTTCCTGCCGAGCAACCCATGACCTACCGGCTCATTGGGAGGTATGCGGCGGTCATTGACAAAAACGAAATTATTTATAGGAGGTAAGCTGTTATGGCTATTTCAACGTATAAAGCATTCCTCATGAAGGGGACTGGATCTGGAACAGTCACTTATTCCAAACTCATCGACATCAAGGATTTTCCCGATCTTGGCGGAAGTCCCGATGCCCTGGAAACCACGACTCTTTCGGATGGAGCACAAACCTACATCCCTGGTATTCAAAGTACCGAAGCCCTTGAATTTACCGCAAACTACTCGGCGACCGACTACCAGACTCTTAAGGAACTCACCGGGACGAAGACTCCCTTTGCGGTGTGGTTTGGGGCAACGGTTTCTTCCGGTGTGGTAACGCCTACCGGATCGGACGGCAAGTTCGCATTTGAGGGTTACCTGGATGTTCATATCTCCGGTGGGGGAGTGAACGAAGTGGTGGACATGGTTATTACCATTATTCCGGCATCCACCATCGAATTTTCCATTCCCAACGGTTGATAGGGGAGGGCTGAGGGATGGCTAAGATAATCACTTTGAATTACGAGGGTACTGAATACACCCTTGAGTTCACCAGAAAAACCATTGAACAGATGGAACATCAAGGATTCAAGGTTAATGAGCTTGCGGACAAACCCGCAAGCACGCTGCCTGTCCTTTTTGCGGGAGCATTCCTTGCCCATCACAGAATGGTCAAACGGGATGTCATTGATGCTCTTTTCAATAAAATCCCGAACAAGACGGACTTCATTTATAAACTCGCAGAGATGTATAACGAACCTCTTGAAGCCCTGCTGGATGAACCCGAAGCATCTGAGGGAAACTTGGAGTGGGGTGCGAACTGGTAAGTAGTTCGTTGCCCCAGTCCGGGGGCAGAGAGAACCATTCTGCCCCTATTTCCTATACTGAGCTGTTTTATGAAAACTTACCTTACTATTTGTCCATAGGCATGACTTGGGATGAATACTGGAACGACGATTGCCTGAAGGCAAAATATTACCGTAAAGCAGATAAGTTAAAACGGAAACAACGAAATCAAGAACTGTGGTTACAGGGAATGTATATCTACGAAGCGATAGGAGATATGTCCCCGATATTGCGGTTTGCGGTGGATAAAAGCCCCAAGAAGCCTTTGCCTTATGCGAATGAACCATATCCTCTTGATCAGCAAGAACTTGAGGAAAAGAGAAAGCGTAAGGAAAAAGAGCAGGCAGAAAGAATGAAAGCAAGAATGTCTGCTTGGGCAATAAAAACAAACGCATCACAAAAGCCGAAAGGAGGTGGTACTTGATGAGCGAACCGATGGATCGAATCGTTATTGAAGTCGAAAGTGATAGCACCGATGCGGTAAATGGCCTGGACAATTTGCGTAAGAGCTTGAAAAAGTTGCAAAAGATAACAGAAACCGCAAGCGGTCTTGACGAAAAGGGAATCAATAAAATTGAAGGCCTTGCCCATGCTCTTGACTTTTTGAAAGTCGTTGGCAGTGGCAGGGGTATGGCAAGGACTTTGAAGAATCTCGGAAAAATTGCTGAGTTGGATTTTTCCAATCTGTCAAGGGCCACCGCTTCCATTCAGGCGATAGCCCGCATCGTAAATCCGGGCGGAAATACCGATCAACCTTCTGCCGAAGAACCGAATTTCTCAGGGACCGTGGACGTTCCTGAAGGAACAGAGGAAGTCGAAAAAGCAAACAAAAGCTTGTCAAAAATGGATCAACTGTTATCTTCGATTTCCGAGCGTCTTCAAAAAAGTAAGGGATTGAAGTGGGCAAAAAATATAGCATCTGCGTTTCAAAATGCAACAAAAAAAGTCAGGGAGTTCTTCACGTCCTTAAAACGCATAGCCTTGTATCGGGTGATTCGGGCCGTTCTGAGTGCTGTGACAACCGGAATCAAAGAAGGGGTAAATGCCGTCTATCAGTATAGTAAGGCGCTGGGCGGTGATTTCGCAAAATCTATGGATTCCCTTGCGACCAGCATGAGTTACCTGAAAGCCTCCCTTGGTGCGATGGCTGCGCCGGTTCTTACTGTGCTTTCTCCCGCCATCGAATATCTGGTTGATCGGTTTGTTGACCTTTTAAATATAGTCAATCAGGTGTTCGCAAGACTGTCCGGGGCAAGCACGTGGACGAAAGCAATCAAAGTCCAGACAGAATATGCCGAAGCCACCGATGCCGCCACGCAGGCGAATCAAACATTAAAGCGCTCTCTTCTTGACATTGACGAAATCAATGCGCTGAAAGACGATTCCAGCTCGGATACAAGTACGGCTTCTACATATGAATATGAGGAAGTACCCCTTGATACTTCCGCTGTCGATCAAACAATTAAAAAGCTCAAACTGCTTCTTGAAACAGTTTTGGCCATAAAATGGGCGCTCGCCGGTTGGGATTTCCTATCGTCCATAGGGAAATTAGCCGAACTTGAGGGAGGAACATTATCTCTCGCTGGCATTGGGGGAGCTATATCCCTTGCCAGTCTTAGCATTGAAGTCGCTGGCCTTGTAGATATTGTGGCAAATGGGGTAAACACTACGAACTTCCTTGAATCGATCGGTGGTACGGCTGGTGTTACTGCTGGGGGTGCTCTTATCGGCGCCGCCTTTGGGAGTGCCGCCATAGGTGCTGCCGCTGGCGCAATCATTGGCGGTCTTGGGCTGGCTATTGCCGGTATCATAAGTCAGATTAAACACGGCTTCAGTTGGCTCACATCCGGTATGACGGTCTTAGGTACGACTCTAATCGGCTTGGCGATAGGTTCTTTCTTCGGGCCGTGGGGGATACTCATCGGAGCGGCTATAGGTTTGGTCGTTGGCTTACTTGCAGAACTTGTCCTCTATTGGGACGAAGTATGTGCATGGGCAAGCGGCGTATGGGATTGGTTCTACCCCACGGTTGTAAAACCATTCGTAGATTTCTTTGCGGGGATTGCAACATGGTTTTACAATACAGTCATTAAACCGATTGTCAATTTCTTCTCCCCCATTGTTCAGGCGGTCGTAGAGTTCTTCGCTCTTATCGGAGAAAAGATTGGGGAAATCGTGTCCGGGGTTGCTGAAGCACTGGCTGCTATATTCAGTAAACTATGGGAGATCTTCCTCAAAATCGTGGAAATCTTCGGAGCATTAGCCAGCGCATTTTACACATATGTGCTTGAACCATTCTTTGAATGGGTGGGTGGAATTGCAGAATGGGTATATGAGAATGTACTCACACCTATTGGAAAGTTCTTCTCGAATGTCGGTACATGGGTTTACAATCGGATTATCAAGCCTATATGGGATAAAATCATATGGCTCAGAGACGCATCCATTGAGATTTTCAAAGCGATTGGCACTACGGTGGTGAACTTTGTGTCTGATTCTTTCAAAGCCGTGATCAACGGTGTTCTTGGGGGCATCGAAAAGGTAGTCAATGACTTCATTGGCCTTTTGAACGGTGCCATCGATGTGATCAATCTGATACCGGGTGTCAGCATTGCGAAAGTGGAACTGCTCAGCATTCCCCGACTGGCTGAAGGCGGTCAGATTGAAACCGGTCAACTGTTCATTGCTCGTGAGGCAGGGGCAGAGATGGTTGGCTCTATTGGTCGCAAGACTACGGTAGCCAACAATGACCAAATCGTCGAGGGCATTTCTGTAGGTGTGGCTGATGCAAACGCCGAGCAAAATGCAATTCTCAGAGAGCAAAACGGGCTGCTTCGTAAACTGCTCGAAAAGGATACCACCGTGACAACCGTGGTCAGTACGGGAGATGTGATTGATGGATTTAACAGGAAAAATCGTAGAGATGGAAAGACTATCGTTCCCGTTGGCGTATAAAGGGGGCATTTGATGGAAAACGAACATAACCCGATTCGGTCTGTTGACGGACACCCTGTCAAATGCCCCTCGTCTTATACTTGGAAATTGGAGGACATTTCATCCTCTGATGCCGGTAGAACCGAAGACACAAAAATGGATAAAATGCGGATCGGTCAGGTTGTCGGCATCGAGTTATCGTGGAAGAATTTGACGACCGAGGAAGTTTCGGCAATTCTCAAAGCATTCAATCCTGAGTACATTATGGTGGAATATCTTGACGCCCTGGAGGGGGATTATGTGGAATCTGAATTTTATGTGGGAAACCGTTCTGCACCCCTCTACAATGCAAGCCTTAGGGTATGGTCGAATGTTTCCTTTAACCTCATTGAAAGGTCGGGTGTTTGAGTATGGCCTATCCGATAACTGACGATGTGTTGAAACTCTTTCTGGCCCAATACCGCCAAATCGTGAGAATTACCGCCGTGGGGCAGACCACAACCATCAAACTTACCGAAAGTGATATTACCCAGGGCGGATTTCAGATCAGCCGTTACTCCGTTTCCGGTTCCACCCTGGAACTTGGTTCCGCCATTGCCGCTGAGGCAAATATCGTCCTCAATAACAGGGACGGACGATTCAACACGTTTCTCTTCGAGGGGGCCGAGTTGTTCATCGAAGTCGGTATAAAGAAATGGGATGCCCAGAATTGGGAGAAAGCGGTCGTAAATTACGTACCGATGGGCTATTTCACGGTAGATAATTCTCCGAGAAAGCTGCAAACCATCACACTGTCAGCCCTTGACCGGATGATGCAGTTCTCAAAGCCGGTTGACAAGACCAAGCTTCTGTTTCCTATCAAAGTTGGGACTCTGTTGAGAGAAATTTGCAGTATCTGTAGAGTGACTCTTGCAACGGATGTATCCGATCTTCCGAATATTGATTATTCTATCCCTGCGTACCCCGATGAGGATGACCTTACCTATAGGACATTGCTCCAATGGATAGCAAGCATCACGGGCACTTGCGCTTACATAGACTGGGAAGGAAACCTGCGGCTGGGATGGTATAAGACTACGCCCAAGATCAAACCGGTAATCAAATTGACTCCCGCTGAAAGATATGTTTCCTCTGACATGTTGGAAAAGGACATCACCATAACCGGTGTAGAACTTGTCACAGACGAAGAAGATTACCTTTGCGGGGATGACACGTATTCTATCGTGATTGAGGGCAACAAACTCATTCAGTCCGACTACGAGGATGTTTTGCGTAATATCTATGATGCGGTCGGAGGAACGAAGTACAGGCCGTACTCGTGTACCACAAAACCTCTTCCCCACGTATATCCGATGGATAAGATTGAATGGGAGGATGCTGAAGGCAACGTCATTGAAACCATCGTAACCAATATGACATATGGCCTTACTGGTACAACCGCCCTCGATGCCAAGGGGGAAACAGAAACAAATACCGGGTATGCCACAGCAGATCCCATGACTGCCAAGGAAAAGTCTATCATTGACCGTATGCGAAAAAATGTAAGTGCTGAAATAACATCCCGTCAGCAAGCCGTGTTGGAACTGAATGAAACAATTGCAAACTCTCTTGGGCTGTATGAGACTTGTGTGACGGAGGATGACGGCTCCATGATTTTCTACTACCACGATAGACCGACACTTGAGGAAAGTACCGTCATTTATACCAGAAACAGCGGAGGATATGCGTGGACAACTGGCGAAAATTGCTGGAACGGTGGAAATCCAACCTGGCAGTACGGACACACCAAAGAGGGTAACGCCGTTTACAATGCGCTCTCCGCTTATAAAATCCAGGCCGACTACATTGCTGCAGGAGCTATTACTGCCGACAAAATTGCCGCAGGTATCATTACCGCCGACAAAATCCAGGCTGGGGCCATCGGCGGCTTTGCCGTTACGGACGGGTACATCCGGAACACGGACACGGGCACAGATCAGGTGAAAACGGCCTATGACGACACGGAGCATGGCGGGGTGTACATCTGTCCGGAGGGTATCGGGCTGGGAAGGCTCTACATAAAGAATACCGGGGAAATCAACGCAGGGGGAAACTTCCTCGTGGACTCTGTAGGGAATGTGACATTGACCGGCAATATCACCTGGGGAGAGGGGGCAAGCCCCACCCAGACGGTGTATGCCGGGACAGCCCTTGCAAAGCCTGCGGACAACACCACCTGGAATACCTTCCCCTTCACCAGCACAGACGCCTCGTACACCTATGACGGAGGGCACACTTGGACGGATGCCGTTCAGATCCGGGGGAAGGATGGGGACACGGTGCGGGTAGCCAGCTGGTATTACCTGTCCTCCTCGTCTACCCCTCCTGCCTCTCCCTCCGACATTCCCACCGGGTGGACTTCCTCGCCGAAGGGCGTCTCCAGCGCCTACCCCTACGAATACATATCCCAATGCACGGTGACAAACGAAGCCTACAGCACCTGGTCAACCCCCGTTCTGTTCGCAAACTACGCCGATGTGAATGATGAAAATGTGTTCAATGCGCTGACGGGCAGTGGGGAAAAGTTCGGCTGCTTTGTTGGTAATGACGGTAAACTGTACATCAATGCGGAGTACCTCCAATCCGGCACCGTGAAGGCAGACCTGACCTGTACCGGAAAATTGGAGGCCACGAACGCTGTGATTTCCGGAAATGTCACAGCCACATCCGGAACCATCGGCGGGTGGGCGATGGAAGAGGGAGTGCTTCATTCCAGCGAGGGAGCATACGGTACGTATTCCTATTCGTCCACCGGAACGGATCTTCTGACGGTGACGGGATATGCGTTTACCGTCTTGTACAAAGACGGGATACACTACTATGTCAAAGCATCGAACCAATGGAGTGACACTACCCTGGTGGACATCCATACCACCACCGGCAGGAAAGTGTGACCGGATGATACCTACGGGCTGTGATAACAAATCTATGAGATCTACGAAAAAGGAGGAGTAGGTGTGGCTAAGATAATCAAATCTCTATCCCTGGATGTGTCCCGTTCAAATCGCATTGCGGCGGTGGTGGCCAAGCAGTACGACAAGGATTCCCGGTTTCTCAACATCCAGCTGATGGATGAAGGCAAACCCATCGCCGTGGAAAGCACGTCCGTTGTCACCATCAATGCGACCAGGGCGGACAAAGAGTCTAAGGCCTTTGCCGGGGAGGTAAATAGTGATGGAACGGTGACAGTCCCTATCACGTACTGGATGCTGGGGCTGGACGATAAAGTCACCTGTGACGTCACCGTGGTGGACGTTCAGGGGCGGAAGTTGTCATCTCTCAATTTCGCCGTTGAAGTAGAACAGGCCAACTATGCCGGAGATGACATCAGCGAGGATGACAGCGAAGACCTGATCGCCAGCCTGCTGGCTCAGATTGCCGCCTCCGGCGCCGCCGGGTGGTCCCCCTCTCAAATCTCCCTGTTGGAAACTGTGTTAAGCCACCTGGTGTACGATGACGCCAGCACGGGGCAGACGGCGGCGGCCCAGCTGGTGACCAGTTTGCGGGGCGGTTCAACAGGTTCGACAGATTCGACAGATTCGACAGGCTCGACAGGCTCGACCAATTCGACAGAGAGTGAAAGCAGCGCAAACGCCATAGAAAGCGGCACGTTGACTGTCACGTCTGCCTACTCTGCCGCAGTTGCAGACAGCACCCTGACACTTGCATAAGCTTGCATAAGGAGGATGAAATCAAATGGCCAAATCAGTATACGTGAAGGACAAGAATGGGACAGCGGTCAGCGGGACGGTGTCCTATGTGGACATCCCTGACGCCAGCGGGAGCACAGCCAAATCCCGTTTCTACGCCGCAGACGGCACGCTGACCATCGCCCAGAATGGGACGGTGGACGTGAGGGAACAGGCAACCGTAACGGTGGCCGTTCCCGTAGAATCCTCCGCCAGCGGGGAGGCAAACCCGGTGAAGGAAGCGCCGGAACCGACTATATACCTGAGTGAGGAGGTAACATTGGATGGAACGACCATTGCGGCCAATCAATGTGGCGTGTTCGTCATCGAGAAGCCGGCTACAACCGGGGTCTACTACTACCGCGATGAAAGCCAGGACACTTGGTACATGAAAGAAATTTTTATCATCTATGCGAGCAATGGAAAGTTCACAGCGATAGTTACGGTAACGGCAAATTCGGGCGAGCTTATCTCAAACTGGACGTGCAATATAACTTCGGGAGACAAGTACCTGTATTTCGGTGGAAACAATACGTACAGAGTCACATACAAGGATCATACCAACACCTATGTCGGCAAGTACATCCCCCTGACCGCCCTGGGAGCATCGGAGTAAACCTATGGCCACTGCTGTATATGACTTTTCCGGGCATGCCCTATCTGCCCTGTACGGGCAGGCGGGGCAATTGTCCGGAGCGTATGACTTTTCCGGGCACCCGGTGTCCCCGGAGGGGCAGACGGACGGAATCTACCAGGCAACCGCAACGGTCACGTATGCCGCCGGAGAGGGCGGCATTACGGTAGCTGATGGGGTGCCGGAGCAGACGGTGAGCCTGTCTGATTCTGACCGCATGGCCTTCGTGGTCAATCCGGATTCCCCTGGGTTCACCAATGCCTTTGACAAGGACGTGTCCATGTCGGACTCCTCCCCATATACCTTCGGCTGCACGTGGTACATGTATGCCCAGCGGGCCTTGGTGGCTGACGGCGGGGTTGAGGGCGGTACCTTCACCTACGGACACACCTACTTCATGGCCTTCAATTTCACCGGAGAAATTGACGAGTACACGGTGGTACTGTCGGCCAACGGCGTCACCGACTACGTCACGCCCACCATGACCAGAACCTTCAGCGAGCCGGGGTGGGTGTATATCATCAAAACACCGACCAGCTACTACATGGGCAACGCCATCACCTTTGAGAACACCGGCACAGGTACCGCCAAAGTGATAAACGCCTACGCCATCGACCTGACAGAGGCAGGGATAACCTACGATTCGATTACGGATCTCATTGATCTGTGGGGCGCACTGGACATCCGGCCGGGGCAGGATTATGAGGGCAATCAGACCGGCGGCGTGGTGACGGTATCCAAAAACGGCGTTGTCCTGGGGACAAATCAGACCTTGCAGAGCCTGACGGTATCCGGGGGCGACACGGTGTCGGCCACCGGTGGCTCCCTGGTCTTCCGTCTTAGCCTTGGCGAAGTGTCCGACAATCCCCTGTCCCTGAAGAAATGGGCGGCGGTGGGAGATTCGCTGACGGATACTACGATTAACGCCGATTACAAGTATCAGCAATTGATCGCAGACAGCACCGGTATATCGGTGCGTACCTACGGGAAGGGCGGGACTGGCTATTGGCAGGGCCTGGACGCTGGGTCTGCCTACGGACAGCGGGTCAAGAGCATTCAGGCAGATTGCGACATTGTTACCCTGCTGGGATCGGTCAATGACCACAAAGTGGATCTGGGAACAACCTGGGCCATTCCAATCTGCAAGGACGCCGATGGGGCTGATGTCAGCGGCACGGACTATGACGCCTCCGCCGACTACCCCTACACCGATACCGTAGAGGACGGCACCTTCTGCGGGTATGTCAATTGGTGTATTTCCAATGTCAGAGAGCGAGCGCCGCTGGCGAAGATCATCATATTTACCGGCGTCTACTATGAAGGTGTGCACAAATCAGTATACTCGGTCATGTGGGAAGTGATGCGGCACTGCGCCCAGGTGCAAGGGGTGACATTCATCGACTTGTACCACAGTACCTACGCCGGCATTCTGGGCACGGAGAACCCGTACTACGACACCGTGGCCGGGCATGGGCTGTCCTTTGACCAGATCACCGAAGAGAGCTTCGGGGAGCATTACACCACGGACTACAGCGCCAACGGATCGACTTACGGCCATCCTTCCAAC